TCATGCTAATGGTGTTCAATGAGAGCTTGCCCGTCTTGAACAGGTCTACCTTGTTTAACCGTCTCATCCAATCAAACCACACACGTTTACCATCATGGCACATGCTCTCCTGCAGTTTGTAGATGTTGAAATAATAGGTCGGCTCGTCGAAGTAGTAATGTATTCTATTTACTCCGTATGTGGGGCCGTCCCACTCGTAATAAAACTCAGGAGCCTTTTCACGAATGGAACAGCCGTTTCCACATATCAGAGCCTTCTCCCCCTTGTGTAGGTCCACATAGCTAGGGAAGGAGACATTTTTCATTGTTTAGGAATAACGCTCAACGTGATACGCTTCAGCAGTCACGATAACAACGGCAGTGTCCAGAGCAGCAGAAACGACCAAGTCAATGGTGTCTTCTGCTGTGTAGAGCTTGCCAGCGGTTGCATAGGCATCAGTGCCAGCCAGACCAGCGGTAACGGTCCCAGCTGTGCCATTGAGGTTGGTGGAAGCGTCCCAAGAGTCAGCCCCGGCACCATCGCCAACGGTTGCGGTGGCGGTAGCACCTTCCGGGGTAACGACAACGACACGCACGTTAGTAACGAGCATATCCTTGGCAACCTTGAGGCACTGTACCGTGTCACCAGCACCAACATTGAATTCAGAGAAGTCAACCTTGGCGGCAAGCTTAGTAAAGCGGTGTCCAAGCTCCTGCTGAGCAGAAGCATAATCAGTAAAATAAGTCTGTGTAGAAGCCATATTATTCTACCTCCTACGCTGCGTCACTGATCTGGGTGCGGGAGACATAAATGCCTACAGAACCATAGTCCAGCGAGTCGAATTTGGGTTTAGCCACTCCGCAAATAATTTCCCATGCGTGACCAATTTCGTTGCCATAGTCGAAGTCTTCAGTGACCACCTTACCGCGCTTGCCTTCTGCCCAAAGCAGAGACTGCTGGCCCATAAGGACGCACTTTGCCCAAGGTACATCAGAACCGGAACCTGCGTCAGTAGCAATGAACCCACCACCGGGCTTTTCGCCGTAACCTTCGTGGTCATGGATGATAACACCAGACCAAACGCCCAATGCGCCTGTGAAGATCGGGTTAGTCTTAGCACGTTCACGCGCTTCACGGTTGGCCTGTGTCCAAGTTGCGTCTTGTCTCAGGTCATAAGCAACGTCAGGGTGAACCAGAAGGACAAAGTAGTCCTTACCTTCAACCTTGATAGGGCGAATGGGAGTCTGAGAACGGTTACCACCAGTACGCGCCCAAGTACGGGCGAATTCAATGATAGAGGGCGTCATCTTGGAATCGTTAGCGGTGAGAGCAGCCTTAGCTGTTGCAGCCGTTCCAGTGGTCAGGTTGCCAGCTGAGGTGCGGTAGAATACGCGTGTAGGGTCTTCAAGGATAGTCTGAAAGCACAGAGAATCCATCTTCTCAACGCCCCATTCCTTGATGGCATCACGGCTTTCCATGTTCAAATCCCATGCGGGACGCTGACGATCAAGCTCACCAGCATCGCGAACAGCATGACGATACTGCTCAAGGGATACGTTGTAATTGGAGTGCTGGAGTGCTTCCTCGTTACCCTCAAGGGTCGTACCGGAAGTAACGCCTGCACCTTGGAGACGCTTACGTAGTGCAAAGGTGATATTATCGCCCTTGGACTTGGTAAGCTTCATGTTGGTCTGACACAGTGAGTTAGAGGATGTACCCTTGAACTTGTAAAAGTAAGTTTCCTTTACGGTGTCTCGATAGAGCTTCTCTTCCCACGCTTTTTTAGTGGTAGCATCACTTGTGGTAATAGTAGTTTTAGCCATAATCACGGCCTCCATGACCGTTCATTAGTTTGTGTTATTGACCCGCGCTCAAGATTGCATCAAGGTCGGCATCAGAGAGTTTTGATATCTCGCTAGGAGACATATTCTCTGGGAACCCACCATCACCGCTAGACGATGCACCTGTAGCGGCGTTAGTCATCGGTTGGTGTTGTGCGGCTTGTTCAACCTTCTGAAGCTGCTCAGAGCCACGGCTCTTGTAAGCCTCAAGCTGTGCCTGTTGGTCTGCAATCTGTTTCTCCTGCCGATACATCATATTCAGCCTGTGAACTGATTCAGCCGGGAATTGGGCGGGATTTTCTCGGAACGCCTGTATGTAACTAGGATGGGTGCTCCCCTCCTTCTGCATCATACTGACAATACCGTCCATGTTGTCTTTCAAATCAGGGCAAGCGGTATCAATCTGATAAGCATTTTGTGCAATTGCATTTCGCTGTTGCATCTCCTGCTCACGCTGCCCAATTTGGTCCATCTGCATTTCCATCTTTGCACGTTCAGTGATCGCGTCAGCCATGCCGTTGGGGTTATCAATAAACAATTGCGCGGGGTCTTGTTCCTTATTCGCGTCAATTCGTTTCTGCAACTCCTCCTTGGCGGCGCGAATAGCGTTAGCGTTCTGCTCATGCTCTGTACGGACCTTCTGCCAATGGTCCCGTTCGCCTGTTACCTGATTTAGCTTTGTATTAGCCGCCTCAAGCTGGCTCTGTAGTTCCTCGACGGTAGGCGGTTCGGCTTCCTGCTCCTGCTGTTCCCCTTCTGGGGCAGGCGCGGCTTCCTGTGCTGCCTGTGGTGCCGGGTCGCTTGATGGCTCGTTAACCATTTTTTCAAGCTGCTCATCCGGCAAAGTCTCAACTTCTACAATCTGTTCTGTCTGGGTGGATTCATCCATTTGTCCCATCCTTTAATATGTTTAAGGGGCAGTGTTATTACTGATAGTCCCTATTGTTAACGCATTGGTCCTTGCTGACCGCCCTGTGGAGGCATTCCACCACCACCGGCCTGTTGAAGTTTGATTACATCCGGTTGACTCTTCTGAATCTCAGTCATCTGCTTCTGCTGCTCGGCTTGGGCTGCTGCCTGTTTCTGCTTCTCAATCGACTGTAATGCTTTAGCTTTTTGATCTTCCGACATAGGCGATGTTTCAATCAGCATCTCAATCGGGATGCCGCCGCCTGTTACACGAGCCATCTCAAGGTTCATGCTGAAGTCTGCAAGTTGCTTATTCGGGCTGTGGCTAGTCTCGCCAACAACCAAGTCAAGCTTCGTCAGCTCATCATTATCAAGGGCTTCCTGGATACGCTGTGCCAACTGTTGAAGCTGCTGCCTGTTCTGCGGGTCAACCTGTTCACCGCCAACCTCAAGTGGTCTACGCTGTGCGCTGCTCATAATGATGCGCATAATGCGTTCAGGGGTATAAATTTTCTGGATGAGGTGAACCAACCTGACACCAAGCCGCTTCTTGCTCTGTGCCATGTTGTCATAGAGATATTCGCTACCGAGAAGGGCCATCTTTTGCCCCTGAATGAGTGCCAAGCCTGATGTTGACTTGCTATTCAGCACTTCAGGAGTGACATTCAACACTTCCTTGATCTCAGCGCGGCTAGTTTCCATCGCATTGATAAGGCCACTAGGCAGAGGGCTAGCCTCAACCTTCTGTGGTGCGTTCTTCAAGTTATCAACTTCAGCCTGGAAGCCTGCACTAGAAGACTCTTTCTCAAATTTACGTTTCTCTTGAGGGCTGGTGAACGAATTGCGCTGAATGAACCAACCATCGACCGTCATTTTATTGACGATGTCTACCTGTTGGCTTCTAAGCTTGTTAAGCTCCCTCTGTGGGTCTTTTGCTGCTTCTACCTTGCCATACCACGTATCTTTGCGTTTCTTCGCGTATACGGGCGTTATGGAGAACTCACGCTCATCAAGGATGTAATCCTCAAGCAAAACAGAGCCAGCGAACTTAGTAACGCGCATTTTATGGTTAGGTCTGCGGATCACAGAGAAACCAAGGTCTTTGGCGGCTGTAACGTCCTTACTAGCCCAATCTTTCGCGTTAATAGGCTCATCAACGTCAATGCGAGTGAGGATAGGCACGCGGATGTACTTTTTCTGCTCAGTCTCAATGACTCTAAATTCCTTACTGCGAACATCAATGAAATCTGGTGTCACACCTTTGTAATGCTCATCTGAACGGCTGAACGCTCTCTCATACTGTCTACCAGGAACACGAACATTATCGTCCTTGTCATCGCGGTCAAACTCGTCAAAGTCGGCCTGTATGTCTTCGGCCTTGTCTGGATATTCAGCTTTCAGCTTATCCATTGCGAACCACTTAGCCTTGTGCATATGCTCGGCGTCTGTGGCATCAGCCTTATTGTGGGGGCTAAAATATACATCGTCCCACTCGTACCGCTCAATGATAATATCGCCCTCGACGTTGTTGTCGAAGTCGATGTATGAATGGAACAACCCACGGCCAGGAACAACCTCATCTTCAAAAACGCAAGTCTCTACGTGTGCAAACTCATTGCGCTCACAAATGTTACGCACTACCTCAGTGGTGATATCTGCAACCACGTTGTCGCTCTTTTCAACACCGAAAAATTTAAAGTCTGTGCGGTTCTGCCTGAAATAACCTGAGAGGGTGTCTACGGCATTTTCGATGTGGTTGATGGTGAGAACAACACGCCCTTTACTTGCGAGGGCGTCACGGTGCTTGCGCTCCCATTGGTAGCCCTCATAGAAATTAACGGACTCCTTACCCTTGCGCCGTGCATCACGCTCATATTCACGCGCTGACTCAAACATCTTGCGCATCTTAGAGGTCTTGTCCTCGTCGCTCTCTTTCTTGGGCTTAGTCACCTCTAGAGGCACTTCGCCGCCCATTTCGTGTGTATGCTCATCTTCCAACGAGAAAGTCACTACAGGCTGCGGTAAAGGCTGCTCCATGCCCGTCATGGGGTCAATCATAGAGGTCTGTACGTCAACGATATGGCTGTGGTCGTTAGCTTCAGCACACTCAATGCCGTCATTAGTGACAAACAAGAGATGATGGTGTGGCTTTTTACCGTCTTCTGAGGAAATACGAAACATTGATTGTTCCTATGAAAAAAGTTGTTGACTTATGTGTGAAAGTTGGTATTGTTTTGGAAACAAGGAGAGAAATATGTCAGAGACAGAGACTAAAATTGGTAAACTTATGCCAGCTAATCTTATCGGCAATGATATTGAAAGAACGGCAGAGGCATGGTGTAAAAATGCTGGATATAAAAAAAGTGATTACTACGACTCGTGGGTAGAATGCCTTTGCGACAATGGATACGATAAATACCATTTCCACGATGGTCAACTTTGGGTTATTCATCTTGAGGTTGTCGAACCATACGAAGACATCAATTTCATGGAAGAGAACAATGACGGTTATAATTTTGTCTTTCAGTATTACAATGGAGCAAGGTGCTTAGCTGAAGCCCTAGACGGTGCACTTGATTTTTACAAGTCCATCAGGTAGCCATCCAACTCAACTCATCAGCAACTTCAACCTGCTGCCTTTGGTATTTATCAGAGGCAGCTTTTTTACGGTCTACTGCCGAAGTGCCACCATACAAATATGTGTGCATCAAAGCATCTGCCCGGTTAGGAGAACGTAAGCCTTTAGCCTTCATTTCCTTTTTACTCAGTACCTTTTTAGGGTTGCTCCAATCCTTCACCTTGAGGCTGGAAAGTTCAAGGGCAAGTTCTTCATCATCAGGAGGAATGGCTATAACACCATCCTCAAACTGCTTTCTCACCATGAACCAAAGCTCATCTCTGAGCCGGAAATATTCTTTATTGTTAGCCGCGCCTGTGCCGACATTCACGCCCGTTACATCTGAATAATAATGCTTGCGGAAGAAGTCCAAAAAGCTGTGACCCATGCCGTTACTATCAACTGTGGTTAGGTCCGGCTCATAACGCTCAATATCCTCATTCAACCAATCAGCTAGAACCGTTGTGTCTCTAGTGGAACGGGCTTTAGTCTCTATCACCTTGCCGCCAATGCGCCTACAGATAGAGCTATCATCTACGCCACCGCCAACATCTACACCCAAATAGGTAGGGTCAACGCCTGCGTCTACGTCCATGTCCTCAAAGCGGTCCTGTGCGGCGAGAATCCAAATCCATGGGATTAGTGAATCCTCCTCTTCCGCTGGTGGCAAGCCTTTAATATTGATTCGCCAAGCGTTTGAGTCTTTACCATACTTAGCCTTGATTCTCTCTATCTGGGCATTGATACCAGGCTTAATCAATTCTAGGTCTGACTCTTCAGCATCCCAGCGGACACATTCCCACAACACCCTACTGTTCTTATCATAGTGAGACTTATAGAAATACCCTGAACTTCTGACAACGTTTCCCAACATCAGGACTACGTTACAAAGGCCAGTAAGGGTTGTTTCAAGGGGAGATATGATCCCGTCATGCAGACCACTCGCTTCGTCCAAAATTACGAGCATGAAGTCTTCGTGTAAGCCCTGCAAAGAATCACTTGTCTCTTGCGCCCCAGCTTTGACACTGGCTGTACGCTTGGTCATAAAGTTAGTGCTTTTCTTACTGTCCTCACCCTTACGGTATATGCCACCCTTATCAACTATGAATCCGTCTCTAACGAGAGGAATAGCACCCTTGAGAACTTTTCTAACTTCTGTGGAAAATACGTCCTCAAGCTGCTTCGAGTTGTTGGCTGTACAAAGCCCCTTGAATGGTGAGAATAGATAAAGTACACAAACAGAAAGTCCAGCCGCAGAAAAATCTTTTCCTAATCCCTTGGCTGAGTGAATGGAAATACCTATTTTCTTTGACAATTCCAGTTCACGCTTGGTGACTTTTTTGCCCTTTCCAACCTTGATCTTAGCCCAAATAAGTTCTTGCATGAGTTCCACAAGTTCGCGCTGCTGGTTGGTTAAGTTGACATTCAAAGCCTCTTCAAAGAACGCTGGAAAATTGTGACGCCATCTATGGATCACATTAGCGAGTTGCTCTGTCTGGGTTAATTCTTGTGCTTTTCTTTTAGCCATAAGGTACTATCAGTGGTTCAACGTCAGTCCACGTTTTGTTTCTTATAATGTCATAAATTGCGTGGTGTGATACATCGTAGTCGGCAGCTATTGAGTGCTTGTTTTC